TAATGTGTATGATTCAATAATTAACTCTGTCATTGTGCTTGAAACTGGTGAGCTTATAATGCAGAGCACAGGAAACCCTTCAGGTTCCAGTAATACCGTAGTTGACAATACTATGATATTATTTCGTTTATTTGCATACTCATGGCTCGTCCTCTTGGAAAATGAGAAATTAAGTTATGGTGTGTTTATGGAAAACGTGTGTGCAGCTCTGTATGGTGATGATAATACATTTACTGTGTCCGACAAGGTTGTTGGATGGTTTAATCCTACTTCAATAGGTAAGGTGTGGAGTGGTATAGGAGTAACCACAAAGACCCCATGCGAAAAACCACGTAAGTTAGAAGAAGTATCCTTTTTATCACAACAGTTTGTGTATAACACTAGGTTGGCAATGTGGTTGCCATGTCCAGAATATGAGAAAACTATTGATTCATTATGTTATGGATCGACATTAAATGATGTAAGGTGGCACTTAATGCGCGCCAATGCACTAAGAATGGAGTCATATCCAAACGAAGAAGCACGTAAAGTTATCTCTGCTTATATTGAGTATATTTACAATACATATAAGAAAAACTTAGTAGGAACAGTTAAGGATATTCCTATTAAACATATTATTGATATGTGGAAATCAGATAAATATATAGAGGCCCTGTATGCAGGGTATGAGCAGTGTGGCCAATAAGACAATGCACTGCTTTAAAAAGAATATATATAAAAATATCAATATTAAAATGTCTCAAAGACGTAAGAAAAGTGGTTTAGTCCAAACCACAACAACAAAAAAGACTACTATAGCAAAGGCTAAGAGAAATGGTACTAAGAATAAATCAAGATCATTAGATAAATTATTCTCTAAAATGCGTGTTTATAAGGCTCCAGTTGCTGTAGAAAGAGTTATTAGAAAAGCAAATCCCATCATCACAAGCGAGAAAGATGGAATTGTGCGTTTGAAACATAGAGAATATGTTTCATTAATTAGAGCCAATGCAGGTACGAATGCTTATGGTGTGACTGACTATGCAATAAATATAGGGAATCCCACCTTATTTCCATGGGGAAGTCAGTTGGCAAATTTGTTTGAATCATATAAGATTCATACTTTGAAATTTATTGCTGTTACTCGATTACCCACATCACAAACAGGGCAAGTCATGATGATGGCTGATGGTGATATTAGAGATACTGCACCTACAAGTGTGGGAATTTTTATGCAGAATCAAAAAGCTGTGGTTGCTCCTGCTTGGATGGGAACTAATGGTTCCATGGTGTTAACTGTACAACCAGAGATATTAAATCGATTACCAAAGTATTTAGTATCAAATTCAAATGGAGATACCGATCTGAACTCGGTTGTGGGATCACTTAATGTGGCAACCACGGTTGGAAGTTCATTAGATGTTGGTGATTTATTAGTAGAGTATGATGTTACATTGTTCAACCCACAGCCTTTAAATGTGGAGGAAATACATATTTCTAATGCAAATGGAACATCTTTTGCTGCTCACGGGCAGTTTAACGCTAGTGGTGAACCGTTTAGTACCACAGCTAGTATTACTGTGGCGGATGATTCAATTCCAGTAACTTTTCGTCCATTAGAATTATCAGTAGGTTCACCAGGTTATCGTTATAATACGTTTCAACTTAAAAATCCAGGTGTCTATTTAATACGCTGGTGGGTGTATAGTAATAGTGGAACGCAGTATGTAGCGGGAATGCCCACTGGAGCGATAGGATCGGGGGCGTTACCCGGTACAGCTACTAATGGTTTTTGTGTACCTATGACGTATGCGAGTACAGCTCCATGGACTCTAACAAGTAGAGATGCTGAAGGTGTAGCATATACTGATTGTTTCTACACTGATAATTACACCGATACCGTTGTAGATCCATATGTTAAGTATCCCACTAGTGAAGTGCGGGTGTTCCCTCTGTCTGGGTATGCTACTACATCAAATCCTTCAATGGTTGCGAATGTTACTAGTTCATACTATTGTTCTGTGGTGGTAAGATGTAGAGGGAATGGGGTTTTTAATATCCCATTCAATAATTTGATATCCTACGCTGGTACACTAACAGGGTTTAGTTGGCGTTTACAAATATTGAACACATCAATTAGTGCTGATTCAGTATCATTACCTGTTGGTGCTAGTGCTGTTAGTCCTTTTGTTTAAGGAGAAATTAACAGTGGTTATATGAAAATGTAGCAGAAAAGTTGAGATTATAAATTGACATTTCTGTTATATTTTATGCTAATTATAATATTTTGGGTATATTAAAATCCTAGTAAGGACTCGATAGTAGCGAGATTAAGACCAGCTGTTTATACAACGGCGGCTCAAGACTTCAAGTGAAATCCTCCCCTAGCGTACTTTTTATATTATATTATGCATTGTTTGTCCACGAAAGTGTGAATTAACTTCACCAAACGAGTTTTTTATCGCGAGATAAGCTTTTTCTCGTTTGGTTGACAATAAATTTAAAAAAAAAAAAAAAAAAAACACCAAACGGA